CGCTAGAGTCATCCACAAGGAACAAGGGTGGGTGCCTATAGGTTACCACCAGCTTTGGCACGTGAGCGCCCCCTACCGCTATAACTACAAGCTTGGGAGTGCGGCAGGAGCAGACTGTGGCCACGGGAAAATCGAATTCTGATGCCTGAGGTCATTGTTTACCATTTGGATAGCGAGTTAGAGCACTTGAAGGGGAAAAACTGGAAGGGGCGTCAAAGCCGAAAGTTCGGCCCTTCTCAAACTTCCCCAGAGAAAAAATTGGTGGGTGCCACGGCGCCCCATGTGACACAAAAAAAATCAAGTGACACAACACATGACACAGGGCCTGTGGTTCACTCGAAAGTGATCCATCAGATAAATCATCGGATTGTCCATCATTTTAGGTGTCCTCCGTGCCCCCCGAGACCAAAGCCAAAGCCGCCTTATTGTGATTGACGTATCGTTATACAATCGTTAAACAATTCATCGATGCGAGTGAATGACTCAAAAAAGCCGTACGACGCCGTCATGGCGGTTCGTGTTTGGAGCCACATGGTAAACGATTGTAGGCGACTAAGATTGAGCTACTCGGAGATCGCAAGACAAGCAATTCTATCGAAGATAAAGAAGGCCAAGAACGCGAGGAGAAAATGAAGAACTCTCCGGAACTAAAAAACTTGGCGGCCGCTCTTTCGAAAGCTCAAGCGGAGATCCGTGGCGCCTTAAAGGATCAGCAGAACCCTTACTTTAAAAGCAAGTACGCAGATCTCGCCTCCGTTTGGGATGCTTGCCGTGAGCCTCTCACTAAGAACGGTTTGAGCGTTGTGCAGGTTCCAGAAGTCGTAGAAGATAAAATCTATTTAGTTACCGCTTTATTGCACTCTTCCGGAGAATGGATTTCTGGCGGATATCCGATCATTCCAATTAAACCGGACCCTCAGTCACTGGGATCTGCGATGACCTATGCGAGGCGATATGCCTTGTCTGCTATCGTGGGAGTTTGTCCGGAAGACGATGATGGCGAAGCGTCGATGTCTAGAAATCAGACTCATAGACCGGAAACGAAAACTAAAGCCGAACCGGCTCCAGAAACCACGCCGTCTCCCTTTTTAAGCGAACGACAGCTAGCTCAGTTCTTCGCGGTCGTTAAAGAGACTGGTTGGGACAAACCTGAAGCGAACTTAAAAGATTTGATTTCTGCGAAGTGGGGCATCAAATCCAGAAAAGAAATTCCGGTTGGACTTTTTAAAGAGATTTTAGATTACTTGAGAGCGAATCGGTGGGCGTCACTTTCTGCGCCTACCGATTTCGCTCCGAGCGATATTTAGGCCAGTGAAGCGGCCTAAAAACTGGGCGGGCACGCGGGGCTCCTTTACATCAATAAAATCTCCGCGTGCTCGTTTTTTGAACATGGGGTTGGGGTATGAGAGTTTTTGTTGTCACGTCCGCTTATTGCCAAGCGGGACTTCTAGCTCACGGTTTAAAAAGGTTCGAAGCGATAAAGACTCCTGGCCTTATCTACCGTCACGTCGTGGTCGGTGGACACTATCCGTTCCCAAATAAAGCGCACAACGAGGTTTGCCTAAGAAGAATTTGTGACGCATTCGGCGTCGAGTACATGCAGCCCGAGTACGACTTGGGATCCGCGCAAACACAGAATTGGTGCCTACAACAGCTGGACATTCAGCCCGGGGACGCGTTCATCAACCTGGATCCGGATGCGATGTGCTCAGTCCGTGGTTGGGATAAAGCGATGTTCGATGTGCTTTCTTCCGACCCTGAATGCGCACTGATTCACTGCATTTCGCCACCCGTGCAAGACATGATAGACGAAGGGAAGACTCCCATCGAAATAAAACACGTCTCTGGTTATCAACTCGCGGTTCCTCTTCGCCCCGACCAATTTAATCTCACAATGTGGAGATATTCGGTCATTCACGACTTCGGAGGCATTCTTCAACAGCATCCCTATTACGGGCAGGTTGAGATCCCGATGTATATGGCGATAAGAGAAAAAGGATTTTACAACGCCTACCTACTTGGTTTCAGGGAGGATGAGCGAGGTAAAGACATGCACGATCCGGAATTCACTATGTGGAAGAGAGCTCACGCTCACGATATGACCTACATGGGGAAGTTCGAAGAGTACTGTCAGGCAAATGGATGGATCAAATAGGAGGCAAAAATGGAAGACGCTGAAATCGACTCTCACTTAAGTGACGCGAAATCAAATCTAGTGAACACTGATGTTTTTCAGTCGTTCGTTATCGTCGGTAAAGTAAAGGACAGGGACACGATCTCTTTCATCGATTACGGGGAAAGCCTGTTCGATAAGGCTTCGGTCGTTAATTTCATGAACGAGTTTTACAAGGCCAGAATGCTGGCCGCAGTTGGAGGAATGAAGTAATGGAGAGCTTAGAACAGTCAGTCGTTGATTTTATGAAAACCCACAATCTACAAGGCTGCGTTACCGCGTGGATCACCGAAGAGGGTTCGATTCAAACCGTGTTTGCGAACACCACTCAGGTGAGCAGGCTCGGAGTTTTGAAGTTCATGAACGCGATCATGGATAGAGAACTCGACATGTCCCTCAACGTAGAAAAGATTCAGCACGCCTAAGAGGTAGCAGTGGCTCGTCAATTTAATTTGGCTTGTATCTTTCCTGATGCCATGGACGCGACGTCATTTTATCGTGGCGCGCGTCCCATGGGACTCCTTAAAAAGAAGTTAGACTTTGGGATTATAACAAATCCTCAAGCCCTTAACTGGCCGGAGACTAGCAGTTGCGACGCGGTCTATCTTCAACGCCCGTTCTCTGAAGCGCACGTTCAAATGTGCAATCTCGCGCGCTATTTGAACCTGCCTATTTGGATAGACTTCGATGACAACATTTGGGACATCCCGATTCACAATAAGGCGTGGCAAAACTACCGGGCGGCCGGCACCAGACAGAATATCCTTTCGATGCTTCAGATGGCGGCCGTAGTCACGACGACTACTCCGTTCTTAAAATCGAAGGTGACTCACAAAAACGTGAAGGTGATCCCCAATTGCTATGACGATTACCTTTTGGGAGAAGGATCCAGGCTTCAACGAAAGAAAAATATCAAGCCCAGGAAAATGATTTTTTGGAGAGGCTCGGACTCACATCAGAAAGATCTGATGCAGGTGACAGAAGCTATCATTAAACTCTCTCGGGCCGATCAGAAGTGGGAATGGGGAATAATGGGTTACGATCCATTCTTCTTACTTCAGAACATGCCGCCTTCTCGTACTCACTTCATCAATTACACGGACATCATCCGGTACTTTGAAGAGATCCAAAAAAGACAGGCGGCCATTCACATCGTTCCTCTTTTTGTCGACGATTTCAATAAAGCGAAAAGTAATATCGCCTGGATCGAAGCGACCCATGCGGGAAGTGTCGTGCTAGCGCCTGACATCGAAGAATGGAGAAAGCCTGGCATCGTAAACTATAAAAATCCAGTGACTCATCCGACGGACTTCGAAGAGAAGTTAAAGCATATGATGGATAACTTCGATGAGTACCGAGGATTTAACGAAATTAGCTGGGCATACATTAAGGAGAATCTTCTCCTTTCAAACGTGAACGAGAAGAGAGCCGACATCTTAAGAGAGATTATAAAAGACCTATGATGACAAAAAAAGACATCATCGACATCTTCGAAATCGATCCGAAGCTCTTAAAAGACTGCGAGATCATTTTCTCTAGTTACCAAATGGAGAATTACGACGGTGAGATCTACATTCTGCTCGCAAAAGATGGGAAGCTTTTCGATGTAGAAGCTTCTCACTCATCCACCGAAGGCCTTGTCGGCCAGTGGGAGCCGATTGAGACCACGATGAAGATGCTCAAAGAACGGTTTTCGAATAAGGATGCGTGTAAGATATTCGAAGAGGATCACGGCAAAGAGGCCTTGAAAGAGATCAAGACGCTAGTGGATCTTACTTGGAACTAGGGAGGTAGTTATGGACCTAGAGACTCGGGCGACTCAGTATGCGATTGAACGGGTGGATCAGCTGAAGGGCACCGATATGTCGCAGCCCTTTGATACGGTTCTTTTCAAGGCGATGAAAGAGGCATGGTTGGAGGGGTATCATACAGATGACGATCGAAGCGCAAATCCTATCATCGATAAAACACCTACTTCAGATCCTGACTTCTCAGGGAAAGGTCAGATACCGTAGAATCGACGGCTCCCCCAGGATCCGAGGCCAAGGGAACTTCTCCCCCTCCTCTCATCGCGGAATGACGGATCTCGTCATCTTCATCAAAAATGGCCCGACAGTTTGGGCTGAAGTGAAGAACAAAAAAGGCACCCTCACATCCCATCAGGTGGCATTCCAAAACGACCTTCTAGACATGGGTCACATCCACCAAGTGTGGAGATCCCTTCAAGATGCAGTGTGCGGCTTGGTAGAATTGGGAGTCGAGCTATAATAAGGAATGCCGAAATCAAGGTTCAACGTGCCCGAGTTCACGTTCAAGCTTGTCACCCACGTTTTACTAGGGGTTCTTACCTACCTGGCCGTTCAAATGTACTCGGACGTTAGGTCGCTCGATATCCGAATCGCGGTTATCGAATCGAAGCTTCAATGTCATCTGAAGGGGCGGAAGCCTTAAGCCTATCCTTTACCCCTTGAAGCTCAGTTCGGATCTGAGCCTTTCCCTGTACTGGATGTAACAGGGCGATGATTTCTCGAATGTCAGTGATGATCTCAGGGGCGATCTTGACCGCTTCGACAACAAGTCCAATGATATTGAAAATGTTTCCCATAAGGCATTACCTTTATTTGAGCTTCGTTTATTTGAGTCTCGTTGGGACCAGGTACTTATTACCCGAGAAAAGCGTCCGCGAGGTCTCCCAAACGGTAACCAATTGTCTCGAGGCACGTCGCCCGGTCCTTCTCTTCAGTCGGGATCCCACTTACGGCGCCCAAGACCCCGATGAGTTCTCCGAGTTCGCTTCCGGCGATTTCAGTGGCGGACTTCCCTGCTTTGACCGCTTTTACAATGTCGATTACGAGAAGTGCAGCTGCGTCGATACCTACGGCGTAATTCACAGTCCGTTGAGCGATTGCCATGATTTTCTCCCCCTTTAAAGGATGACAGTGTGCAACACAGTGACGCACACCAAAACGATAACTTCGATCACCAAAAGTTCAGTAAGGCTTAGCATGTACCGGCTCATCAGATCACCTTGTAGGTTCTAAGGTTGTTACCAGTGAGCGCTAGGTACTGGTTTTCTCCTGCAACCTTCACACCCAACCATTGGTGCATGTAGCGCTGTGGCTTCATCCCAAGATGAAGGCCACCGATCTCTTTTCCGTTGAACTGCCATTCAGGATAGACCCCGATAGAAGTAAACCCAAACCGCACTGCGCTAAGAAAGAGGTTTAAAAGAGTAAAAGGACCGCAGACGTAGTCAGGGACGATCACATCTACCGCAAATCCCTCATAGTGCTCACTGTCTTCAGTGTGCTTCCCTTGAGTTCCACAATCGATGTGCGGATGAACACCAATGAAATCGGTCCAGGCGTCGAGCGCTTGGATAAGTTTAAAGTCCATGCGGAGCGGTTCCCCGAAGTCAGGAGTTGGTTTGAAATTCCTGATGGTGTCCCACTCTTTTTGGGTCATGCGATCTATTTTACCAGGCCTTCAATTGATCTTGATGAAATTGTTTACGGTGACGTTTTTAGGAGCAGTTTCAAGACCGACACTAGCGTTGATGACCAGGTTCGTTACTACGGTCGCGGCGCCCGCCGGCAAAGCTTGAGCGAAAGAGCTTCCAGTGTTCGCAAGTCCGACAAGCACTGATGTGATGGAATTGCCAAGAGTTATGAAAATGGAATGAGTATGAAAAATGACGTTGTCTGCCTGATAGCTTCCCAGGGCGAGATCGCCGAGCTCATTAATCCCGGCCCCATTGTCTTTCATCCTCGTGAAAAGACCTCTCATGTCAGGAACTGAAGTGGCTCCGAAGGTAGTGCCATAGGTCGTGCTAGAGATAGGAGTGCCGGAAGATGTCCCATCAACCGTAGACCTTCCATCAGCTAAAATCCACACGGTCCCCAGTTGCGCTTGCAACTGCGCCTCAGTCAAAAAAGCTCGCTTGATGGACCCCACAGGAACCGGGTTATTGAAGTTCGTGAGCACGTAATTGATGACTTGTGAGATGCGAAGCAGGAACGAATCTTCGATGCCTGCGATGAAGCTCGCCTCCTGGATCTGAAGAGTCATTCCTCTATTAAAAACTCCTGGTACGTTGGACATCAGTTCACCCTAATAAAAAAGTTGGTGGTGGAGTTCAAAACTCGAGTCTCGTTTCCGCCTGCGTTTTGGATTGTGGCAGACATATTAGAAGGGCCGGTGATATCAGCGTAAGTGGATCCAGTTCCACATTGGTTAGTGGAACTAAAAGACGCCAAGTTTTGACCAGTTTGAGTGGTTGCGTGGCTATGAGAGGCCAACTGGTCCGTCTGAAAAGTGCCAAGAGGCAGGTCTCCGCTCGCATTACCGAAGATGTCAGCACGGTTGTTTTGCTTCCCTCTTAAGAACATTCCACGAAGATCCGGGAGAACCGTGGACGAGAACAATTGAGCGAAAGCGCTACCCGTGACATCCCTGCCATCGCACAAGATCCACCCGGTTCCCATGACAGCCTGGAACTGAGCTTCGGTGAGGTTACACGAAACGATCTCTCCAACCGCGTATTGTTCGATTTGGTTCAGGATGTAGTTTAAAGACCCTGCAATCTTTTGGAGCATCGATTCGCTCATCGGAGCGTTTTCGTTTATCTCCTGAGCCTGAATGAACTGTGGTGAATCGGGGACGTTCATTAATTTATCCTGATGAAATAGTTTACGATGGTGCTTCTCGCCCTGGTCTCGGTAAGCGGTACGTTGTTAAAGTCGGCGTGAGATGGAGCCGTCGTAAACTGCGGGCCGCTCATAGAAAAACTCAAAGATCCGCCGGCCTGAGGAGGATAAGAGCCACCGATTAGTACATTGCCGACGCCGAGAGTTCCGTTCGTTCCACCCACGTTGTTGACCAGTGTATTGGTATGAGTGTGCGAGCCGTAGTTCCCACTTTGGTTCTGTCCTAAAGAAAATTCTCCGTCTGGGTTTTGGTTGCCGTCTGATCTTCCGTTATTCTTTCCTCGAAGCGTGCAGGATCTGGCATCAGGGACAGTGCTATTCCCAGTGAGCGTTTGAAAGGCGGAGCCTGCACAACTTTGACCGTTACACAAGACCCAGCCGGCACCGCGAGACGCCTGAAACTGAGCGGTCGTCATGATGCTTTCAACTATCGTCCCTACTGGTGCTTGAACCGAAATGTTTGCGAGAATGTAGTTTGCAATGGACGCAAGCCGAGTCGCGAGCGTGTCACTGCATGTTGCAAGGTAGTACGTTTGAGCGAGCGTTACTCTTACTGAGCTTGGTGGTACTTGAGCCATATTAAATGAAGCGGTACGCCCCTCCCTTGTCTGCTACATAACCTATTAAGTCGCAGAAATATCCACTTGGTGCCCCAGTCGGTGCGAATTGACCACTCACACCAGGACCGCTGGGCGTGAATCCCATGCTGTTTTTGAGGGTAATGAGGCCACCAGAAATACTCAAGATCTGTTGATCCAAAGAGTCTTGGGTGTACTGATAATTGTGAACCCTACAGTATCCACCGGTGAAAAATCGATAGGAGTCTCCTGGATAGACCACAAACTGAAACGGAGAGACGCCGCCAGAAATTTGGACTCTGTGTGATGTGAACGCGTGTATGTTCTTGTAAACGTTGTTTGTCGCTATGGACCCAGTAGTGGGATACGACGGTATGTCCATTACATACCCGGACGGTGGTGAAAACGGCAGCGGAGGTGAAATCGTCATTTGATACGGATTCACGGGATTGATGGACTGAATGACAGAAGCGCCCGTGACCGTCCACCCAGTATCGTGGACGAGGATAGGTTGATTGAGATAGTTGATCCATTTGTTCGGCTCATTAAAAGGGAACTTTGGATTTGCGTGACTAAAAGAATCGGTGAGTATCAGTATATTCGGCGTCGAGCCAACGCCGACGACAGTAGATGGTGATATGACGCCAAAACGATCTGAAGCTGAGGCTCCCACGCCAGAGACCAATCCCAGGGTAACCTTACCTGTTGAGATATCAAGATTACGGTTGGTGACTTCAAATAGTTGTGTTCCAAAGTTCAGACTCCCGTCATTAAAGTTAGTGAGAAAGAGATTCGTCCCATCAAGGCCTACGACGTCGCCTGCTTCGATAAGGCTCCCTACCCCGTAGTTCACACTCAAATTGATGATGCTCGCACCCAGCTTGTACCTGGACAGAAGGTACTGAGAACGAGTGGTGAGTGTCGCTCCGATGTTTGAAGAGAGACTCGTCCTTATCCCATCCGCAGTTATTGGGAGAACGCTCGACAACCCTATTTGAGTGAGGCTTGCGCTATCCAACAAATCGAAAACAGACTGGTAGGTGCTTAAGTCGTCGGCGAGATCGTATTGCCAGAAAATTTCGTTGAAGAACTTTCTAGAGTTTACAGCCCTTGTAATCGTAATGTTTTGAGGCTCAAGAATACTGTCTTGATTTAGGACTACGAGTTGCGACTGAGAGATCGGAGGCTTAGTGATGTTTACCGAGCACTGCCCACGACGAGTTAAAGAGTAGGCCGCAACCGGCAGGTAGATCTGACTCTCGATAAAATCTTTCCCAGAGGTACTTGCGTTTATGAAGAACGAGTAGGCATCATCGGTGTCATTAAGAAACTCGGCCTGAAGATTTAAGTGCCCTTGGATGTCTACGTCCAGTGGCTCCATCATGAGCCCGCACTCGTTTGGATAGGTATCGAACTGACTTCGAATCGAGAAGACGGCGGTGCTTAAAGGACCTTCGGCAGTAAAAGTCACAATCCCGGCACCAGGATAGGCCAGGGTAATAATTTGGTTTGGCTGAGCGGATGAGATGCTCTCGACGGCAACGACGGTAAACGTCCCGTTGTTCGCAGGATTAGGCGATCCAGAGATGGTAATGTAATCCCCGGTCACGACGTTGTACGACTGAATGGCATCTATTCCGTCCGGGAGGACGAGAGCGTTCTGTACTAAACCAAGTGACGAAGAGGTTTGAGCGAGCGCTTTGATGGGTTGGTTCGTTATCCAAGGACCGCCCCATCCAGAGAGCATGAGCTTCAAAGCCATTGGAATGCAGCTATCTTGGATCTGAACATACCCCGCAACTGCGGCACCGGCAGCGTGTGGAGCGGGCGTCGTTCCTCTTGCCCCTCTTGTCACGTTAACAAAGAAACTACCGGACACACTCCCCGAAACTACTCCACCGGATATCGAATTGGGTCCGTAAGAAATAAATTCGTTGTCGACTAAAATGTACGGGCTTATCGCAGTATCGTAACCATTGTTTGGACCTAGGATTGGAGCGAAGAAATCATTCGGGTTTACGACTGGGATATTGGTCGTGAGGTTGTCGATCCCATAGCTCATCGTCGTTGCGGGCTGAAAGAAAAGGTCCTGCCGCCTTTTTAAGTTTGGGTCAGACAGTTGTAGCGTAATGAGCCCAGCCTTAGATTGAACTTGGCTGACAAAGCCTCTGAAGATCTGAAAGTAATCTTGAGGGTAACTGACGTTCGAATACCCTAAGAAAACAGTGACCGTAGTGCCCAGGATGTCTTCGATGAGAACGCCGGGTGAAATCACCTGACTCATGAACCCGTTCTTATCAATGAAGGCTAAAGAGATTTGGCTAACGGATCCCTTTCCCTGCTCGGGCTCCAATGTTTGAGAAATCGTGAGTGAAGATCCGGCCAAAGACACCAGATCCAAGAACCCTGAAAGCTTTTTGAAACCACCATAGACGAGGCCAGGCTCACCGTAAGTAATCCCCGGATCCCCGTATTTCACGATCGTGTAGATAGGGCCGTTTGTGAGTAGGGTGCTTAGTCCCGCAATCTGAACAACAACAGAGATGTTCTTGTTCATGCTCTGATTTGCGAGCAGGTAATTATTAGTGGGGTTCAAAGACATTAGTAATGCTCTTCGACGATGGTAATCCCTTGAGCTCCGACGTTTCCTGTTCCGGCAGCGGATCCGGTACCGTTAGTTCCCGCCGCGCCGCCAGCCGCTGTCCCTAGCGATCCAAAGCTTGAATTGCCACCTGCTGAACCTGCCGCGCCGCCTTGTCCAACAGTAATTAATTGTCCTCCGGTGCCGATTTGAGCGGCCGTTGCATAAACTATGACCGTACCACCACCACCTCCGCCGCCACCGCCGCTACCACCGCCGCCACCGCTACCGCCGCTACCACCACCACCATAAATACGTCCTGGGTTCCCGTTGTTCCCATCTGAAGAGCTTCCGCCGCCACCACCCAAAAAAGATGACCCGCCAGAACCTCCAGCTCCATCAAATTGACCGACGACGCCCCCCGCTCCATTCCCGCCGTCTTGCCCTTGAAAATTAATTGTTCCACCGGTACCAAGTCCTCCCGCACCGCCAGTACCAGCCGGTTGGGCTGTTGTCCCGCCCGCTCCACTACCACCACCTCCTCCGACGATAGTGATCTTGTACCAAGCGGGAGAAGGTCCTACCGGTGGTTTATAGTTGGTAGCGACGCCGCTTGTGAAAACCTGAACCGTCGTCGCCTTAGTCTGAGCAGGAGTAATGAACGGCTTTAAGGACAACTCTCCCGGAGCCGTACTCCAAGATCCCGCAGTTGGATTATTGAATGCGGCTCGCGCCAACATTCGAATCGGGACCGAAGTGTATCCAGTCGTCGAATACAAGATGGTTCCACTAATGCTACCAACACCTGAAACTCTGGTCGCGTTTTGAAGAATCGCTTCATCGAAACTGGATGAAGAGCTCACGCCCAGGTTGAAGTTACCGCCTGAGAAAATTCCGTACACGTAAATGTAACTTGAAACGCTCGATGCCTGACCAAGAGTCGCGCCTTGAGGGATGGTAATGCTTACGGCACTTGTGACCGAAACCTCTTGGTAATCACCGTTAGTCACAACGCTGTCTCTAAATCCAATCTTTACTGCAGAAGCACCGGCCCCAGGGTCAGTCGCTCCATCCGATTGTTTCAGCGCGATGGTCAAGGCGTTCCCGGACACGCTCATCTTGATGCCAAGATTGAGTAGCTCTTGAGACGATGAAAGGACCGTGCCGCTACCACCACTAACGGGCGCCCACTTAATACCGTTGGCTTGAGTAGAGTCTGCAGTGAGTACGTTCCCGTCTGGACCCACACCAAGACGGACATTCGCAGAAGAATTGCGAGTAATCAGATCGCCCTTGTTAGTCAAAGGCAATATCGTGGCTCCGTAGTTTTGATCGAAAATAGCCGGCATGTCGGAATACGACGGCGACGTAGTAAGCGGATTAAAAAGCTGTTGGAAGTAGAAGCTGATGGAAGAATTCGCCGGGAAGGAATACTGGGTCTCGACTCCTCCGACATTGGAAAAGAACGAAAGCGTGAAGTTTGTTCCCGTGGGATTTGTCATCCTCCCGTAGACCACGTTCCCCGAAACGTCTTGGAATACGGTAGTCCCGCTCGGCTGCCTAATGAATGACTTATTGTAAGGAGGATTCACCACGATCCCAGGCATCGTTTGCCCGGTGGATGCGATGAGAGTTGGTAGAAAACTCGATGCATTCCCGGACACCCCGGTCACACTCATGTTCGATAGCGCAGGCTGATAAAACCCAACGAGGGCGGGCGACCCAATCCCTGACGGAGAAATGAGCGGTCCGTCTCCCGGGAGTCCTGTGTGCTTGTGGCCCGTGACTGGATGAAAGGCAGTATCCAGGTTTTGAATGCTTTGAAAGAAATTCTGCCCAGGAACGATTCGACCTGAAACCGTTGTGTATCCAGTTGCAGCCGCGAACTCAGTGTTCCCGACCGTGAGGCGCGTAAAATTCATCAGCGCCTGAATGTTTACGATGGTGGCGCCGCTATTAGGGTTACTGGTGTTCGCAAGGGTTACTTGACCGACCCCGGTGCTTGCGACCTGGGCGTCGATGAATGACGGGTTTGTAGTTACCGCGTTTACTGGTGTTCCATCGATGATCATTTCATCCTCCCGTCAAAAATATTGCGCTTTGAACGACAACCCTGAATTTCATAATCCCCGTATCCCAGGCGAACGGGAAATCAGGTCTCATTTCGCTGCCCTTGAATCCCAACCCCTGACTATCGAAGGGAGTACTTTCAAGCGTGCACGTGTAAAAAGTATTCGGTGAATTGATGTTAGGTGTGAAGTCCATCTCTCGTTGTTGGATTGCCCACACCATGAAAGGCGTCCAGTTTGTGATCCAATCGCTTTGACTGATGTATTTGAACTGAACTTCGAAGAACTGTTGGATATTGAAAACGACGGCTTCTTTAACGCCCGATGCGCTCACGTTCACCGATCCAAAGACCTTTTGGTAAAAGTTCGTGTCCGTATAGCTGTAACCCACCATGCTAGGAGCGAGCACTTTACCGGCGCTTGAATTACCAGTGTAAGAAACGGCGCCAGTTTGATCGAGAGTTTGAAATCCGATGAGTGGCGCCACGGTTGAAGCGGTTCTTGGTCCACTCAAGAAAAGAAGAGAGAAGAAAGAGCCACTCGTTGCGATGGTCACCCGGTTTTGAGTTCCGCCGGACACATTGCGGTTCGCAGTCGCGGTGTAGGTGTTCGTGGGATCCGCAGCCTGAAGCGCGGTGACGATAGCGTTCAAAAGTCCGGTCAGCGAGTAATACCCTTGAGCGATAGTGGCCTGAAGTACCGGACCACTGTTCACGATCTGAAAATCGATGGACGAGTTGTAGGACGTTATCTGAAAGTTATAGAGGAACAGGCTCTGACTTGTAAGTGCCATTAGAGGCCTCCCCCGATGGATTGAACCTTGAAGTCGGTAGCATCCGCACTCTGTCTGATTAGTTGGGTGAGCCGGGTCTGGGTCTCAGCCGAGTCAAAGTAAGAACCCTGGATGACAATGTTCACGGCTTGAGAAGCTTGAGCGGCCGTGGGACTCGATTCATTTAAGGCTCCCGTCGATGGGAGACCTAAGCTTGTGGAAGGGGTTAGACCTCCGCCCGCGCTCGACACACCACTACTGGTCGGGAGACTTGATGACGAAGTGTTCGAACTGCCGGCGAGCGACTTTAAGAGTCCCGCCAAGACTTCTAGACCCGCACCGGCAGCTAAGCCCAATGGGTTTGGCGGGAAGATGCTTGACGCGATGAGAAACGCGCCTTGAGCCTGCGCTTGGTCCGCGATAGCGCCGATGATGGCGCCCTTCATCGCATCGCCCACACTCTTCGTGCCTTCTCCCATTTGTTCGAAAGCGTCACCCACGTTTTTCGACAAACTCTGAGCCGCCGATGCCCCTGTCCCTGCGAAGTCCAGTAGGCTTGCCTTGGCCTTTTGAGAGAAGAGGGCGGCCCCTGCCTGCATCTTATTGAACGCCCCTTGAGCCGCTTTTACCTGATTCTCGTAGGACTTAATCACGAGTTGTTGGCGCGTGCTTTCCGCGTCGAGCGTCAATGCCGTGAGTTGCTTCTCATGGGAGCTAGCAAGAGATAGTTCTTCATCGAGTCTTTGCTTTTTACTCAGCGATTTGTTCGTCTCTATTTGAGAAAGCTTCTGTTGGTACTGCTCTTCCGCGAGCTCTTTTTGAGCGAGAAGGTTCCGATCGACGTCGGCCTCACTCATCGCGACCTTTTCGTCGTCTGCGAGCGCTTGCTTTTTGATGGCCAGAATGTCTGCCTGAAACTTCGTTTGAAGCTGTTTCAGCTTCTGTTGGTCCACCGAGGCGGCAGCGATTGCGGCAGAATTCCCCCCAGAACCGCCGCCCGCCGCCGCCTGTTTCTGAGCTTCGATAGCCTTATTCGAATCGGCGACAATTTGATGTAGCCTGGCCTTTGCCGCATCGACATCGTTCCCGCTGATAAACGCCTTAAGCTGTAACGCCGCTCCCCTTAGGATCGTGATGAATCCCTGCACGGCAGGGCCCGCATACTTTTCAAAAACTAAAACTAGTGAATCCTTGATGTCGAGAAGTGTGGCCTTCAACTGTTGCCACATGTTTGTGGAAGCCAGGATGTCGGTGTTGATACCCTGGAACGCTGTGCGCCCTTTTTCGAGCACCGCGTTTAGGATCGCCTGATTCTTTCCCTGTTGGCTTAGAGCATCTACCGAAATCCCGAGAGTGTCCGCGTAGGCCTGCTCAGCCTTGGTCACATCAACTCTGAGTCCCATGCCGGTTAAAAGTCTTTGGTTCCCGGTTTCGACTGCTCGAGTGAGTTGTTGGAAGGTGGTTGTTATGTCCTGGCCAGTAACGACCGAAGCTTTTCTCGCAAGCTCCATTAATTGGGGTAACTGGGAAGCGGAAGCTCCCATCGCAACGATGGCTTGGTTTGCCATCTTAAGAAGCGACGTCTCATCGATTAAACCCGCCGAAGCTTGTTCGAGCCCTTGCTTAAGGCTCGCCCCAGACAGTCCGGCGTTCTCAGTCAATACCTCAAACTGTTGGTTGACCGCTTTTATCTGCTCGGCATCGAACACGGCCCCCATCGCAGTTTTCACCGCTGCGAAGGCGACTCCCATTGCGCCCAGAAGGGGTATCGCGGCATCAAACCCGTCGATAAGACCTTGAAGGTTTTTTGCGTCCCCGAGCCCGCTCACTCTACTTTGAGCGTCAGTTATCGCGTCGATGAAGTCTTTGGCGTCTAGATCTAGGCGAAATATCTGTGTGTCATCGGCCATTAGATGCCACCCAAATCTCTCTTGAAGGCCAGAAGCTCAAAGAGCCTGTCCTTAGCAAAATTATTGTCGGGTTCTTTTCGCGCTTTCGGAGGACCGACTGGCCCCTTCGTGATCAGCTGGGATGCGTACCGAGCCCGAATCCCCTCGTAATAATCCAGCGTGCACATCGGGATTGCGGCTATATCCACCCTTTGCAAAAGGTCTTGAATGTGAAGGTTGTGAGCGTCCCGGTACATGACGAAGAACCTGGATGCCGCCATGCCGAGCACCTGGTCCGGCGTCCAGGAGAACGTTCGACACATGAACGTCACCATGACAGAGGCGTTGATTAGGAGACTGGGGAGCTCTGGGACTGGGTCAGATTCTTTTTTTTTTCAGCGTCTTCGGCCTGCGCCTTACCCGTTATCGTGTTAACGACGTAATTGAATAGGGCCGCGACCTGAGGGACTGACATCTTTGCCACTTCAGCGGGGCCGATAGTGGGACATACCTCAGAAAAAAAGTGACCGTAAAGAGTGTAAAGCTCTTCGGTCGTGGTGTCCGATTTCGTTTTGCCATTTAGAAGATCCGCGTACTTATTCATCACGCGCATGAACGACTTCAGATTCATGGGACGGATTTCGTGAAGTCGTCCTTCCCACTTGAACCAAACGCTATCCGCCATCAGGGCATCCAGGTCCGCGATGACAATGCGGTTCTCTGGATTTATTTCTCTGCCCGTTCTGAAGTTAAACAGCTTCATCGTTTACACGTAGTTCGCGGCCTGTGTGGTGAGTGTGAACACATCGTTCACCACAAAGCTTACGGACCCAGTCACAATTTGGAATGCGATTACGTTAATCGGTGCCGCGTTGAAGGGAAGTCCTACGTAGGCAAGACCCAGTGGTCCTGACTGGCTTCCCGACACGTTGAACACTCCGCCCGAAGGAACCGCGGTAACGCACGTCGCAGTGATGATTTCCGTCTTCGTGTAACCACCGAATACCGTGATGCCAGAGATCGATCCGTTCCCGGTTCCGGCATATCCAGAACTGCCACCAGTTGCAGCACTCAAACCGATGTTCGGATCCCCATAGGTGAAGAACCTGGGCGGCGTGACCGAAGTATCCGGCAACACGTTCCAAGTTACTTTAAGACGGGTCTGCTCTTCAGGGCCGTAAGGGAATTCGGATACGGCCGCCGCAACCGCTTTAAAGAAATTGAAGTCTTGGCTTCGGTCTGTGTTGGGAAGTGAAAGAGGATGAAGATTGAGTGGCCCAGCCTTTTGAAGGTCGGTTTCTGCAATCGACATCTGAAAAAAGTTGAGGTTGGAACCACCCGAAGTCGCGAGTCGTGAGTTCGGGAACACTACCTGAACGTTCGACTTATTCACTACTTCGGCGAGTGAAGTATCGACCGTAATTTTTATCGAACTGACGCGCCTGTCGACTACGGTTTTGCCGTACTGGTCGACCATGAGCTCGGATTTTCCGTACTCAGTCTTGATGGAGACTTTATCTAGCGTGCCCCCTAAGTCGACACCGTTGAAGGTGACGCGCATTGGTGTGAGTTGTAGATTCCCAGGTGTGACGTTAGATACAGATGCCGGCATTTAGCCCCCCAACCCATGTAAGACTGCGATGACTGCCCGATCCTCTTTTAACCCCTAGGACGTGGGCAGCGATTTGTTCTCGTAGTGTTCGACTTCCAATTCTACCATAACCGACTTACTGAACGCTTGTAGATCAGCATCGTCTGGATATGGAACATCTCCACTGAAAACAGTTCTCAAAACTTTGCAAATGAGTCTCACCCTGTTCAGCGAATCGGTCAACTCGGCACCGTCAAGCACCATAACAAGAGCCGCTTGATAGAGCCACGTTTTATAGAACAATTTCTGATGGGTCTTATCCTCTACGATCGCTTCCAGGAAAACTTTAGCTGCCGCGTTATGAAAGTTTGCGTTGGTTGGTAACCTGAAACTGAAATCCCGACACACGCACATAATCGCTGGGCGACGGTAACCATGGATCGGGTAGTAGTTGAAATAATCCTTCGGTGGTTCAGTCGATGCGAGATTATCCCCCTCAAGGGTAGCGCAAGCCTTTAGGGCCGTCGGTAGATTTGTCTGAACATAATTCAAGATCGTGATGACGGTGGCTTTTGCTAAGCGAAGCGCCATTAGGACGCTCCCGTTTTGATGTAATTATTGATGGCGGCGCTTACCGCAGCGCGAGTGTCGGGACCGAAAGTGGTGAAGTTCCGTCTGTCGTTCGCAAATCCAGCGTAGAGAAAGCCGTCGGCCTGCGACAGGAAAATCCTGATCCCCTGTTGGTCCACAATTTTTCGATGATAGGTTTGGTTCGTTCCAACGACCGCTTGTAGAAGCGTTCCGGTCGCGACCATCATCTTGGTCCCCTGATAAGGGAATTCTGCGTACTTTTTGGCTTTGCGTTTAGCGTATTCAGGATTCAGCCTTGGCCAAAGCCGCCCCTCACTCCACCCTTCGGTATTCCACCTTGCGATTTGGGCGTCCTGGTAGATCTTGTAGACCCGGTTGTTTAAGACCGGGCGAATATCATTCACGCGCGTCATGATCGCTTTCAACCGGTCCGTTATCCCAGTCCGGGCGGTCGTTATGCCGGCGCTCATCGACAAGGTGTAATGGCTCCCACGTTGCCAGACAAAGAAATGAAGTTTGGAGACAACGCCATTCCCTGACGCTCATAGTAATCGTCCCTCAACTTATCGGCCTTCGCGGTGTAGGCCGACGCGAGTGCGAGGAACGATTTCACGGGCCCCTCAGTGCCACGAACTGGTGCGTCTTGAAGCTGATAAACCTCGCTCGCTCGTTCCGCCCACCGAGCCGCCATCTTCTCGTAAGCTTCCGCAGTTGCATAATGCAACGCTGCCGGTTGAAGGCCATCGATTATCTGCGTCGGGTCCGCAGAAGCAATAAGGCTCTGCGCTGAATTCTTAAGGAATGTCTGAAGCTCCGCGTCGAAGAACCATTGGTAGTAGTAGGTGGCTTCAAGCGTGTCGCTGTTTTGTGGCGCTACGGGGACCTGAAATTCTCCCGTGATGATGTCATCGAGCGTGCAGGTCTGAAGCACTCCGTTCAAATAGATGCCGACGGGTGCTGTCGGTGTCGTGAAGTTTGTGACCCTACGCTGTTCGAAGGTCTTGAAGGTGACGTTCACCCCGTCTTGGTTACCAAAAACTTTGGTGCGATACCGAATGCGGTCTTGAGGGCCGTCGCTCGCGAGCGTTCGAAGGTCATTTGTGGCTGTTGTTAGCGTCCAAAGTCCCATGGGATCCCCCAATGTCGTTGAGCAGAGAAAGCGCGACTGCGAAATCCATGTCGGGCGTGATCATGATGTACCGAAACCCCAAAGCTTTGATGTGCTCGGCCTTTGTCCTGCATTCCTCTATCTGCCAATGGAATGTCGGTTCATCGACTAAAAGCGGTCCACCTTCCGCGTGCGGAAAGTATTTGCCGACTGTCCACAATCTCGGCTGCCACAGGTACTTGTCTTGAAGGCCAGGGACATACCAGTTCAGGTAGAAAAACTTATCGTTCGCAAGCTTCTCGGCAATGGTCGTAAACCGATTGTGACGCTCTGCGAACATCACCTGCTTGCTTTGATCGATTTCGCGCCGTTCCGGGACGAGTGGTGATTCTTTGGATGCGATTGCTTTGGACGCGATGGCTTGGTTCTTCATAATGGCTTTGGCCCGCTTCCCGCGGGCTCTCCCCCCAAGTCGACTACTACCATGCGGCCCCCTTTAAATAAAAGGGCCACTGGGAACAGGAACAAAACCCAGTGGCCCCTCGGTTGTTTCTTCACCGCAGGATGGCAGGAAACTTACACGCTTCCGTCGTTACCTTGATAAATGAAGCGCGGGTCGATGTAGTCCGCGTTCATTCGGGTCGACGCCTTAAAGCGCACGATGTCTCGGTCAAAGCTTTGACCCGAGTCCGGCGCCTCTTGAACAATCGATACCGGCTCCCGGTACTGGACGATGAAGAATGGCTTCGAATCGTCACAGAGATACCAGGCAGTCGATGTCCCGTCGGTCACGCCACTGTTGTTGAACATGTAGCGAGAGACCGAGATCTCAGCGATGGTTTTAAATGGAGATTCCGGTCCCAAGGGGTTGATGGCGAACGCGCCGCCCGCAACTCCCGCCGCCTGTGCGCCCGAAGGATAGTACGATGACCGAACTAAAACGGCCGTATCGAACATGATCTTCGGACCAATAAGGAGGCGCCGAGGCTCAACCTGCATACGAATGCCCTGCAAGTTCTTCTGAGCGAGCAGTGCCACCATCGAGGTCTGGATATTGGCCTGCGAAATCGCACCGAACGCTGCCGGTCGGTTCGACCCGCCACCAATGAAATTCTGCGAGTACGGATAGTTCGCTTCCGTGCTGGGCTTCGTTTCACTGGTTGGGATAATGAGGTTGATGTATTTCATGTTGGCCGCTGAAGCCAACTTTCCGTACACCCACACTTCGGTGAGCACTTTTAAGTACTCGCCGAGTAACGCCGCCTGACGGGCGAATGAACCCGTCTGGTCGTCGTTTAGTAATTCTTTTTCAATCGGGTACATCGCGCCGAACTTGCGAGCACGGAGCTTGATGTCCAGTGCTGCGGCACCGACTTCGGGATACGTTCCCTGAATCGGTACTTCGTTCGGGAATGCAATCCCGTGGTTCGGAGCATAGAGCTCTTCAGTCCGAGTGCTCTGAACGGCAGTCGTCCACTCCTCAAATACCGTGTCGACCGTCTCGTACGCGTTCAGCGTGATGTTCTGAATACCGGCACGCAGAAACTGCGTGAAGGTCGTCTCAGAGTCCGCTTCTCGGATTTTTAGGGCTCGGCGGAAACCCTTCCAATCGAAATTCCGTTCCTTTAAAGGATTAGGAAACTCTTTCGAAAGAGGATCGTACCCGAACTTATTCTTGAAGAACGCCCGAAAGTCCGCCGCCTCTTCGCAGTTATAAGCCGCTTCGCGTAGGACTTTCTTGTTCTCGAGCAGTTTAGGAGAGCGCTTAATGAACTCTCCTCGCCCCGCCATCTCCATAAGAGAGGCGAGACCTTTTGCCTGAGCTTCCTCAGGCGACATGAAATTTTTAGTATCCATTCGCTCCCCCTAGATTATGGAATGACCAAAGTGTTGTTCGGATACGTGTGTCCGAGCTTCACAAGGCCTTGTTGTCCAGACGCCACCGATGTCATGTTGGGTCCTTGGAAGAGACCAATCGCCGAACCTGACACCGAACCCGATACCGGCTGAACAGCCGTTACCGTCTGCGCGTCGCTTGTGATGTCGTGATAAACGACGTTACCAGCGACGAACGAATCGCCCGTCTTGAGTTTCATGCTCGCAACGCACGCGAAAATCGGTCCGGGCATCTTCGACTGTCCCTGAGCCGCATCGACTGCGGTAGAGTACGGGCTTTTTAAGTTTCCGGTGACAACCGTCACTGTCGCGATACCTACAAAACTCTGCGAGTTAAGCGCAGAGTTCAAAGGAATGAGCGTGCCAGAAATCGGCTCGAGGCAAAGCAAATCGCCTTGGTTAAAAGAGATCGCAGTAGTAATTACCGGAGTGGCGTCAGGGAATAAGCTCCCGGCCTCTTCGGAGCGGACTACGCGGTTTAATGCCGTAGTTGCGGATCCCATAGGGACCTCCAAATTTGAATGTGGCGATTAAAGATTAGATGCGGGCTTTGCAGTCCACCCAGGACCGCCCCCAACCCACGCTTAAGCTTTTTTCAGCCTCAGGTTTTTTTAATGAACTTCGACAAATCAACCGGCATTTTACTGCCCGCTGACTCGACGATTTTCTCGACGTTGATAACGAATCCTTTGCCTTGAACGCTTCCCGCGTTGGCCTTGTACCCGCTAACGAACATCGAAATTTGAGCGTCGATCTCCGCCTTCGACTTGAAGGAGGCGCCGCTCTCTTTAAAAGCTTTGGTCGCATGATGCGGGAGTTTCGTCGCACCCAACTTTTGATCCAGGTAGTGAGAGAGTTCTTCTTTTCGCTTCGCTTCTTTCAGCGCCGCGTTCTCTCCCGATAACCGAAGAACTTTGCCTTCCAAGACTCGAAGACGGCTAAGAATCGATTTCTTCGACTCCTGTTGTCCAGCCCCTTTTGCGGAAAGACCGTTCTTCCCTTTTCCGCCGCGTCCGGTTGAAGGGAGAGACTTGGAGAACTTGTCATCGTATTCGATGGCGCCTCTGGGAGGAGGCGGATATCCGTCTTCGCCTTCGGCTTCGTCCTCACCTTGCTTGCACTCGTCTTCGCCTTCGCTTTCCGATTCGTCTTCGGCTTCGTCTTGTCGTTGTTTGGCTTCATCTTCCGCCTGCTTTGCAGCCTTCATGGCTTCGTGCTTCATATTCTTGAACACGTTGGCCGCGCATTTCATCGCGTCTTCGCCTTCGTAACCCATTTCGTGGGCATTACGCATAGCTTTGGCCGCCATGTCTAAATCGCCTTCGGACTCGGCTTCGGATTCATCTTCCGACTGACCGCCGACATATTTCTTGAGCATCTGCATGATAAGCTGTTTATCCTGACTGGCGTCTGCGTGATCGCCCCCAGAATCAGTAGAAGCACCTGCATCATCAGAGTCATCTGTGTCGCCACCTTCATCGTCCATCACACCGCTCGCACCAGCCGGAAGATTTTTCTTCTTTGGAGGAAAGGCTTCGTCTTCGTCATTCATCATTTTGCTTTGCTTCATTTTTTTCTCCTGTTCTATCATCGCGAGAACTCGTCCACCGGCACCCGCCTCTGTGACAAGATCGCAACTGACAGCGTCAGTAATGGCTGATACGACTCGAATTGACTGTGCACCATCCTCCACCGCCTTGTTCAATTTTACAAGAGCGGACGGAGGAACGGAAGCCTGTTTAAGAAAATCCGCGATATCAACTTCATCAGCCTCACCGTTTGCGTTAATTGAAAGTCCGATAAAATCTTGGTCCTGATATTTTTTGGAGTAGAGAACTGCGCCTTCCATCAGTTGTCTCGCCCAGTCGAATGCCTCCCCCGGCATGATGACGAGATCACCCTTTAGAATAAGATGGTTATTACCACCATCCGTCGCTTCCACATTCTCAAAGTAACCCAGGATATCTCTAACGCTTCGCTCCGGACGTACCTTTTCCGAAACCGCATCAGGATGATCGGCGTAAATCTTCTTACCTTCAAAGACAGAAGCCGCCGACTGAATCGACTCCGCCGAGTAATAAAATAGATCTCTGAGATTGCCCAACCCCTCTTGAATGAGGATTACCTCAAAGCGATTGGGATCACCACTCGCACTGCCCGCAGCCTCCCGGATCCTGGACGTCAGAAAGTTGATGGGTTGGTGGTTCGCCTGTTGAATCTTACTCTTTGTCGTCCGGTGGAACACGGACGCGTGAGGCGCGGTCCTATGATGAACCTTCAAAGGCTTGAGCGTTTTCCCTGCCGGCGACTTTGAACTTGGGTTCTCTTCTTTTTTCTTTATGCCGGGTCGAAGCATCTGAGCGAACGTCGATGAACTGTCCGCCTCTTGCTTCGTCTTCATCTTCTTTTTCACATCGGCGGTGACTTGAGGTTTGCCGGGCGCCGGATGCTCGCCTGCCTTCTTTGTGACCTGGGCGTGAGTCTTCTTAAGCGCGTCTGCGTACTTATTAGGCGCGTGCTTTGGAAGTGGAAGCTGTTTGAAGTTACCAGGCATTACGTTTTTCCCTCACCCACTTTGGAACGAACTTTACCAGTATATCGCATTTGTGACCGGCCTGTGGGATCACCTGCGGCGAGTAATCCAAAGCCTCGATGGGGATACCTTGGGACTTCGCGACGCGTTCGACCTCTTCCAGTGTCTTACATCGATACCCTTCGATTTCATACATCATGCGCTTATTCATCGATTGCTTCAGCGCTTTGCCGCCTTCATCAACCGAGGCAAGAATTTCTTGCCCACTGATCTGTGGCAGGAACTTCTCCCTATCCTTTTTGAACTGCTCGAACGTCGGAGCTCCGGCATTCAAAAGCTGTTGGTGGATGTGAGGGTTTAATAGGTCTCGTTCGTTCATGCGCCGTACCTCATCGCAATTTTTCTTTTCTCAGGGGATGTCACGCGTGATGACTTGGACTCGTCCTCTTTAGGAGGCTGTGCACCGAAAGGATGCCCAGCCGAATCACCGCTGCCATCGTTACCGACACTAGACCCAGGACTATTACCGCCACCTGTTCCAGACGCTCCACTTGATCCCCCTGCGCCTCCCGGCGCTGTCAGTATCCCATCGAGGTTCGCAGGCAAAGGGCCCTCGTCGGCCATGGACTGCGCTTCGGTGGGATAATCGTAATTTGTGATGTTGAGCTCTTTGGAAGCCATCGTAGCCGCGCGCTCTTTAGAGATCCACATCGCCCCTTCGGCTGCCGCAATGTCCTTAATCTTCGCCGAGCGATCCTGAGTGATGAGTTCTGGGAACGTCACTTCGAGTGCCGGCATCTGAACTCCCATCACTTCGAACAGCCGCCCTACAATGCGGCGAATCATATACTCGCAGTGAAGCTGATACCCTTCGAAGAGCTTCGTCACAGGTTCAGTACCGACCAACGCCGATGCCCGGTTCGTGGAGCCGCCGATGTGGGCGCCGAGATAACTGATAGGTAGACGGCTCCCCATCGCAATCTTCGTCATGACCCATTCGAGCGTAGGATCCGTTCCGCCGGTACCCGACGCCAAGTTACTGAGGTACTCGCGCTTAATCTTAGATGTGTGGATGAATTCCGAGCCCGCGTTTGGGATTGTGCCCTGGTTCTGTTGGTCCATCATGTAGGCTTGAAGGTCCGCCACATTGCCATCGATGGTCGTGTCTATCGACCATGCCGCCATCTTCTGAAGGCTTGTCACCTTGTAGTCCACGGTGTCCGAGAGCCTTTTAAAGTCACCGAAGTTCGGGAACAGTATCGAGCGGCCTCGCTTCTCGTTTGATGCGCAGTTGATTTTGAAATGCATCACCTGCTCGGGCGGCAATTGTTGGAAGATGAATTTGGAACTTGTGACGGGTTTTCCCCCGTCACTACCGCTGTACAACTGGTACTGAGTGGGTGCGACCCACTGGTAATAGAGCACTCGCTTTATGTCTTCTGGATACGTCACTATCTCCCAAATGACCGACGGATCGATTTGTCGTATTCGTGGCAGGATCCCTCGAGCGGGCTCTTGTCCAGGCGAAATCTGATAGCTGATGTTCACTTCATCGTTCGGGAGCCACCAAATCATTTGCTCGCCGTAGAGGATGTACTCTTTGAAGATACTTCGGAACATCATCGGGAATTCGTTTGCGATGGCAAACGACTCGTAGATCGCTTGCGCCGAGCGTTCCACGTTTTGGTCATCATCCGTAAAATCAACCGTGAATCCACGACCGAGTACGAAATCAACGATGATATCAATCACCGCGTGAGCCGCCGCATTGTGGTTGTAGTGGTAGTAGGCGAGCGCGTGCATCGCTAAGTAATCGTGGTAGTACAGTTGCTTGTAAAACGGACCACCGAGCAGTGGGATGAAGTCCTGACCGATGAGGTTGCCGCCGCCCTGTGGCGAACTACCACTCGAGTTATTCCAGTTGTTGTAGCCATCGAAACAATCTTCTCTAAAGACGTTTCTGATGGCTTCTCTGAGCGGAATGTCTTTGTGGCGACGGAAGCATTCCAGGAACTGGCCTTTATTTAGATCTCGAGTAGAGAACGTTCCATCTGCCTCTTTGCAAAGAACACGGGCTTCAATATCCACGTTAGGATTTGTTTGAAGATGGTGAACAAGCTCAAGCGTGGTACGAGGCTCTTTCGATTCAGTAGCACCAAATCTAAAGTCGTTCTCGTATCGAGTCGGATCGAAGGCATTTTGTGAGTTGACCTGCACCTGTTGCTTAGAGCGTACGTCATTGGGTTCCTCCATAATGAACCGATCAACCCTGTCAGGTTGATGTTTCATCTCGTCAGCCATGTTTCGAAGTCCCCCAAGTCCTCATTCGGCTCACCCTCTTCCGCATCGGTCAAAGGCGCCAAATCGCACCGGCAATACGGATGAATGGGAGGTTCGCTCCCATCGCATTCGTCGTCCTTGTGCTCTCCCGACAACTGTTTTTGAATCTCAGTCGTACTCAACCCATCGCGCCAAAGGCAACAGTCATCAGTCTTGTTGTCAATGACGGCTATCCACTGAAAGTCGATTATACCATTCTCTTTCGCTACGTCGATTTGGCCGGCACGAACGTTGGCGACAAAGTCCTCCGTCATGTCCTTTTCGACCTCCCAAAGGTAACGCACAACGTTCTCACCGCTTGAGTCATCGATGACCGTGTCTGCGACGCCGGTCCCTCTGGTCGTTGGGATATTGGCATCGAGGTATTGGTCGACTATCTGTTGCCACGTATCGTCATCTAGTATCCCGACCGTGAGTGAGTCCGGATCCTCAGTGGGCTTAGTGGGTTTGAAGGCTTCCCGGACCACCCGTTTCACCTTCCTGAGTCTTTTCTTGAGTTTCCGAACTTTCTTCGCGGTCGGGAAGACTTTGGTGACGGCGGCTCGCATCTCCTCGTCATCGCGACGAAGTAGAACGCTTTGCATGATCGCATGAACCACCGCGGTCCTTAGCTTATCGAAGGCGAAGCGGATCCTAACCGCTGGGTCACCTCCGAAGGGGGAGTCAGTCACGTGACGGGCGTTTAGCTTTGCGGCGTCTAGTTTCAGCCGAGTCTTACGACCCAGGGCACGTCCGATCGCTTCACCTTCTCCTGCGTAACTAAGCGAATAGGCCATCCGTCTATTCGCAAAGTAGATGTCGATTGAATCGTCAGCCGCTTTGTCGAAGAACGAGTGCAGCATATGATCGATTCGATTAGTAGTGATGGCAGCGTCGTGCCGCGCCAGGTGTTGTATGTGGGAGATAAAGAAATCGATGAGCTCCCACAGGTCCGCCATGACAGTAGAGAGCTTGTCTTGGTTGGCACTGAGGAGATATTCAAGCGCCTTGTTTTTCTCTAAAACGAAACGTCGGTAAGCCGGGTTGTTGTTTAGAGGTCGCTTCTCTTTTTTTGATCGAGTCATTTAAACAGTCCAGTGAGCAGAAATGCTCGAAATAGCCATCGGTGTTTTTGGAGAATGGAACTGGATTACACGATGCGAAATATTTAAAGCAATGGTCACACACATAACCCGCGTCTTTCTTCGACAATCTTACCTCCTGATGATGAACATCTTGCCAGGCTTCACTGCCGATTGGATAGGCGTGATCTCGCAAATTGCGTAGCCGATACCATCTGACGCGTGAGTCATGTCCCCCTTTGGTCCCGAATCCAAAATTAACGTCGCACCTTTCTTCCAGGCAACTTGAGAAAGGTCGCGCTGCAAGTTTCGACACTTGGGGCTATGCCACATACTGACTTGGCCCGAAGCACTCCTAAGCACCGCGTTCACCGCGTTCACCCTGTCTTTTACGGTCGGGTTGCAGCTTGGAGTGCGGCTCGTCCACCGGATGGAGTTCGCATCCAGTATCTGACCCACGATGTCATAGTCGCTTTGCCCGGCCGCGGCCCGTTGCCCTGCGTTCGATGTCGCATCCCCACAGATAACAATCCCTGCAGGATGACCTTTAACCCGCTCCACAAGCTCAAGCGCCGCTTCGGGTGTGTGACTGTGTTCCAAGTGAATCTCATCGTGCCAGTACCAATTTGGCCCCGCGTTTTGCCCAAGCGTCCAGCACATAGGCGTCAGGTTGAAGTCCATTGCGACGATGATGGGGAGCGCGGGATGAATCCCGCCATCACGGGTGAGAGGTGATGTGTCACGTACGTTGTGGTCGCCGTAGGCGTAGTAGACCGGATGCTCCGCGATGTTCACGTGCTTTGCGTCGAGTTCTTGGGCTGCCGTCACTTTCGAATAGGTTTTAAGCAACTGGTCGTAGAACTCTTGGGTGATGATGCCGGCCTTCACAGCTTCGATAGTTGCGACGTGGGTGAAGCCGTAGGTGAGGTCTTTCGGGTTCTTTACGATGAACCGTTCATAGCTCCAATCCTCACCATTCGTCGTTGAGGTTACGAGTCCTCGAATCTTCTTTGATTCACGAAGACGACTCACAATGACGTCGTGAGTGTTCTGAGGCGTGTCCCGGACCTCGTCCATCCAGTACCAAGAGAACTCGATACCACGAAGCGGGTTTGGCTTACTCATCACACGGGTAAAGATCGTGACCAGTCGGTTTTTGGCCTTTACCGAAATGATGTTCGCGTAACTTTTGAACTCCCGTCGTCCTCCCCAGTGTCGGGGTGGCCTTTTGTCTGCGACCCACTTGTAACCGTAGTAATCAAGCCAGTAGAAGAATTCTCGAAGTGTCGCTTGGGAAAGTTGGTTATAGGTGTTCGCACCGATGAGACCCGATTCGTCTGGCATCGTGTCTATATTCTCGAGCGCGAAGTGGGATCCTGTGAAGGTCTTACCTACTGCGACACCGCCAAAGAATGCGTAATGCGTAAAGGGATTCTTCACCACCGCGGCTTGCCATGGGTGAAGATGGATATCGCTCATTGCTTATTGTGGTAGGCCGCTTGTTCAGCTTCGGTGCAGGTGATTACGGTGCGCGGCTTTTCATCTTCATCCTCTTCGACAACTATAGGTGCCGGCGTGTCCGATTGACCCAGGAGTTGCTTCCCAAGCCAAATGAGCATGGTCACGTTGCCGGCTTCCGCTATCTCTATTTGCTTTCGTCTAATGCGCTCACGGGTTTCATCGCGACCTTTTTTTAGAAGGGGCCCGTATCGGCGCTTTAGAGCGCTCTCCCCGATATCTAAGACGCTCCCTATCTCCGAGTCGGTGCAATGGTTACGCGCCATTCCATAAATCACCTTTTCGACTTCCGGAGTGATTTGTTTTAGCGGTCTCCCCATTTTTAACTCCCCATCCCATTGTCCTACTATTAGTCTACCACTCGATGAAAAAGCTACTGGCCGTTTACAATGTTTGTGGGATTTCGGGTCGAGAGAATATCCCGTATTACGTCAACGCAATCGAATCCATGCTTCGTCAAGATTTGAGTGAGACTGATGTCGTGGTCTCTGGCTGCATGAGTTCAAAGCCTGTTCAAACGCAGCTGCAAGATACTTTTGGTGCAAGAATTTCTTACAATTGGATCTTGCAGCCACTGCCTTTAGGCGTCACGTTCAACCATACTGTGGCACGATGTGTCGAACGGTTTGGAGAGTATGACGGTTACCTCTACGTGGATTCTGGCATCAATTTCTGGAACCCAGACGGAGTGGTGCTTGGGAATACGTTCTCGACACTCTTTCAAGGGATGCGTCAGTACAACGCGGCTATCATTGCCGCGATGCCATCAAACGATGACGGGAGACAGTGGTGGAATATCAGCTATCCGCCTGACGGTTCGGACTACCGGTACTCTTTAGGACAGACGACGAACATGCACTGCCAAATCTTTTGTGCGGATTGGCTTAGGACGTACGGCCGAATCTTGCCTGACATATTCGCTTCCGATTCCAGTGAGTCCACATTTTCATTTTTATGTTCCGCACTTCGTCGTCCCTTCATCATGAGACAGCGCGCCCACGTCTTTCATGCGCATTCGATGGACGGAGCGTCTTCTGGGTTTCGAGGGCAACTTCTCTTTAAGACCACGCGCACAATGGATGAGAGGTACAACGAAGGGAAGCACTTAGGGTTTGGATATGAAGAGTGCGACCCACAGAAGCGGTGGATGCATGACCCGACAGCTTACGACGCTGACGGTTATCCAATAAGCCCTGAACTTGCGCTTTATTTGAAGGAAAACTTGTTCTTGAAGCAGTCGGAGTTTGATTACCGTTGGATCAATTCAGTTATGTTCGCAAACCGCTGAGCGTTGTAAAGGGATGTAAAATGTACACCAGGATTACCAAATGTAGGGCGTGTGGGCATCAAAGTTTCGTTCCCGTTTTAGATCTTGGAATGCAAGCACTGACCGGTGTTTTCCCAAAGTCGAAATCAGATCCGGTTGAAAAGGCTCCACTTCAACTAGTGCGTTGCGGGAAGTGCGAGCTCGCTCAACTTCATCACACCGTGCCGCCAACCCTCATGTTCGGAAAAGGGTACGGGTACCGATCGTCTTTGAATAGATCCATGGTTTCTCACCTTGAATCAAGTGCAAGAGCGATTGAGCACATGGTTGCGATCAAGGACACGGACGTTGTGGTCGACATAGGCTCGAACGATGGCACAACACTCAAAGCTTTTAGAAACGGTGAGCGATGGGGATTTGATCCTGGTGACTTTCAGAAATATTACGACGGCACTGAAATCCATTTCGTCAACGATTACTTCAAAAAAGGAATGTGTCCCAAAGCGAAAGTGATTACCGCTTACGCAATGTTCTACGATCTTGACGATCCGATTTCATTCTTGAGCGACATGGCAGATACCCTTGCACCTGGCGGTGTCATCGTCCTTGAGCTCGCGTATCTTCCGACAATTGTTAAAAACACTGCTTACGATACGATCTGTCACGAACACCTTTGTTACTACCGGATCTTCGACGTCGAGACGATGGCTATTAAAGTTGGTCTGCGAAGGAAATTCGCTATGTTGAACGATACCAATGGCGGGAGCGCGTTCATCGTTCTTGAAAAAGGAGTCCCGATAAATTCGAGAAGCCTTCAGGATTACCATTTGTATCTCGATTCGTTTGCAACCCGTGTGAGAGAAAGAAAAGAGCAGTTGCTTAAATTCCTCGACGCTCACAGAGGAAAGGTCGTGGGCTACGGCGCATCCACCAAAGGGAACGTGCTACTTCAGTATTGCGGGATCACAGAAGAGTTGCTTCCAGCCATCGTTGATGTGAATCCCGACAAGTGGGGATCGTTTACTCCTGGATCTCTTATTCCGATTGTTCCTGAGGGAACTATTGAGTCTGAGTACTTCTTAGTCATGCCGTGGCATTTCAAAGACGACATCTTGAAACGGAACCCGAAACAGAAGTTCGTCTTCCCGCTGCCTACCCTGGCCACATACCGAGCTTAGAGAATATTCTAAGCCAGAATAGTTCGGGGTTTCGCGTCTCGGTTACTTGTCTGTGTAGACTCATACGTGAGACATCCAGACACTTTTCAGCGTCCTTAGACTCACTCTCTTTGATCATTGTCCTAATATCTTCCACTGACCGCCACTCGAAATAATCAACGAACCACTGCCGTGTGATCGGATTTGTCTGTTCCAGAAGAATGCATTTAGCCAAACCAGCTTCTCTAACTCTGTTCTTCACATGCCATGTTTTTCCGCTTCCAGATCGAGCGAAGTTCACCACAAACTTACAACGGAGCATGAAATCTGCGTAGTCTTGATAGGTGCCGTACCTCTCGCACCTGGGCCCCACAGTCACAAGACTTCCGAGCTCTCGAATAGCGTCGCTTCGTTCTTTGCTTCCCGTTCCACCCACGAATCCCAAGAGAATGTCTTTTTCTACTGTCTTATCGTACGGCCTCGGATCGAGCGGCATGAGAGTGGTCAGATCATTCCCAGAACTTGGCCAGTAACTTGAACCATCCATATTCACTTGAAACGTAAACGCGTTCGCTTTCCGGTACTGTTGAATGGACGGCCACCAGTCTGGGCACGCTCCGTCGCAGCATAGGTGAACGACTGGGCAGATATGCTCACGAATGGTTGCGAACATGTCGGCCGGCATCTTTAGCGGCCCTTCCGCCGCTCCAATGTAGAACACGACGTCCGGGTTCAGTGCTTCGACATAACTGTAGGATGGCACTAGTTTCGAATAGAAGTGGTGTGTAATCTCTAGGTTCCAGTGAGTGACACTCGTTAAGCTATTCACCACGGGCTCTAAAGCCATCGACTCGTTTGTGATCCAAAGAACTTTCATTTTATTTCCCTAACCTCAGCCACTTTTCATTTCTCCCCCGACCGCGATAGCGAACCCGACCGCGACCACGACCGCGACCACGCCCTCGACCGCGACCACGATAGCGAACACGACCACGCCCTCGACCGCGACCACGACCGCGACCACGACCGCGACCACGCCCTCGACCGCGACCACGATAGCGAACACGACCGCGAACACGACCGCGAACACGACCGCGACCACGACCGCGCCAGGTCGAAACTCGCTCTTAGTAGGCTCGCATTCATTTCACTGTTCGTGGAAGTTTGTGATTCCAGATCGATGCATCCACAATGCTTCCGCGACCTATGATCACGTTTCCTATCATCGGCTCTACTTCATTTAGCTCGCCAGTAGAAAGCGCATTATGAAATCTGCCATCGTCTGCTATCCATGCGCACTCGCTTAAGATCAATTCCTTTTGGAATACCGCCTCAAGTCTCCCCGTATAGTGATGAGTCACCGTACGGATGAAATAGTTAGCGCCAATTTGCCATGGGTTTGTTGCCATTACTTTCATTTTATCTCCTCTATGCAGACGAGCTTGGCTTTGTGTGTTTCAATGTCAGCCTTGTATAACAGTTTATCAGGATCCGGATCGAATCCTCTCCAAGCACCCACACAATCATCGTATCGCTCCATATATTCCACCGTCGGCGCATCCTTGAGCCATTGACGAACCTGGCTCGAAAGCTTATCTCCCCCAATTTGCTTAAGACCTAAGAGCTCGCGTACCTCATACAAGACCTTCCACGGCCAGCTAGCTTTTCCTTCCCCGCACTTAGAACATTCCAATTGTTTGGCGGTTGGTTCGGTGTGAATAGTCAATCCGCACTCGGGGCATTCCCATCTGTAGTCACGAACAGAAGAATCCAAAATAATTGCTTTATGCTTACTTCTGGGATCAGGCTCACTTCTCCAAGCCCTACCGCCCTCTTCGTATGAGTGAGAATAGACTTCACATGACGAACTCTTCAGCCATGCTTCTAGCTTGGCGTTGGCGGCGTCGGCTAGCAATTGCGGATCCGTACAACCATTGTCTGAATCGATCCATGGTTCGAAATCTTCCGGTGTGAATTTCATTTCTTTTCCAAAAAATCCAGTAATTCTTTTCGAGGCAGTGCCATCGCAAGAAACTCATCGGTAGTCCTGTGGGCTTTTGGATACATCAATATCGGTTCTAGTGAGATCAGATATTTCGCCAGAAGCATGTGCAATTGATGGTTCTCTCGAATAGTTTTTTCCTCCTCTTGCACGTGAGTCAGGTCTGAGGATGGAACGTCCAACAAAGCCCCATCCACAAAACCTTCAGGACAATGTCCGGCTTTGATTTGGATGATCGCCATCAACTGACTTCCATGGCGATAGATGAACTCCACCACATCGACCCAGCATCGACGGTGTGCATCCACATTCCAGTATGCTGTCTTCATAACCTTATTTATTTTCTTCCATTTTTCACGTTGCCTTAACTAAAAAGCGTTCCATGCTAAACTCCAAAGCATCCAAGCAAACCGAAAGAAAATAATTCCGATGGGGACTACCACGAAGAACAATATCCCCAAAGCGAACCAGCTACAGAGGATGTCCCAGATATCTTCATCCAAAAATCAACCCCCCGATGATCACAGCGATGGAGAGCGCAAACACGATGAGGGTTGGTATTAAGGACTCACTCATTTCATTACCTTCACCTGATGGAAGACCGAGTCCCAGAATCTCTCAGGCGAATGGTAACTCATTACGTCTGAGTACATTCTCTCCGAATAGCTCTTCGCCTCTTTCAAAGACATACTGACCACAATACGTTCGATATCGTCGATAGAATCGTATTCCAAGTATTGAATTCCTTTTTGGAACCAAAGCTCCGTTATCGAGTCCTTTGGCTCCAAGAGACACGCTCCGGCAAGCGCAGTCTCTACCACGCGTGCCTTCACGTGCTTTCCCCGTCCTGATCCGGTCTCGCACATGTTGATAACGAAGTGGCAGCGCTTTAAGAAGTTCGCGTAGTCCTGGTAGGTGCCGTAGTTTTCATTTCGAGGGGCGACTACGAGGAGGCCTCGCTTTTTAAGTTCATCCGTGAGCTCTTTCCTCTTCCCCCCACCGCACCCACCTGCAAACCCCAGGACGATGTCTTTAACCACCTTCTCGTCGTAGAACCGGGTATCGATGGGGCAAAGAGTAGTTAGATCCCATTCGCTCTCAGGCCATTCGGTACTTCCGTCGATATTGACGATGAAAGTGAAGACTCCCTTTTCCTTGTACTCAATGAGAAGTGGCCACCAATCGGGGCACCCCGCATCGCAACAGATCATAACGAGCGGCGCTTTTTCTTTGATGGACAGTAAGTGCTCAATGGATAGGCGCCTAGGATCCAAAGTCCCGATGTAAAGAATGAGGTCCGGTTTTCTCTGCTCGATGACGAAAGAGATCGCGTGAACTTGATCTTCCATCTCGAAGTAGTCCATCCTTGTGGTTTCGGTAACCCCAGAGATCGTATCGATGGACCTGATGATAGGCTCTAAGCTCATCGACGTGGTGCCGAGCCAAAGGACTTTCATGCCTCCTCCGGGGAACATCCAAATTTGTCGTGCTCATAGATTTTCACGAACTTTAAGTATTCAAGACACCCACTTAGGAGGTCCATAATCAAAGAATTTAATCTTTGTTGAGCTTGTCTTTGAATTTCGGCTATTGGAACATCTTTCTTCAGATCTATTTCTTTCAGGGAATGCGAAAGTTTAGTGAAGTCATCGTCCTCTTTTACCCACTTCTTAATCAGCTTCGCACTGCGCTTGTACCGCCGCTTTCGCATCGTGGCCTCGATGGCTTTCACTTTGTTTTTGGATCCTGGTTTTCGACCTCTTGGCATCTCTCACTCCCTTAAAAAAAGAAGCCCGCGTGAATTAGGTTTGTCCCACAATCTTTGGTTCGCATGACTGACCCGAAAAAAGTGGCTAACCACACGCGGGCTCCCACCTTGCTTCATCGATCGCAGGCAACGTTGTCAGTCATTGTTCGACAGGTGTCAAGGGAGTATTTGGCGGCGAGTCAAGCCACTTACCGTCTCTTTTCATCTTGCGAACCCACTCTCGGAGTAGGCCCTTTAATTCAGGATCGAGGTTGTCTATGAGGGGTCGGTCCTTGATGAAGTACTTCCCGCATTTGTGGTCGATGCCATAACGCTTACGGACTATCTCCCCGGCTTCCATGTACCAATCGAACGTGACTTGGGGCGGCTCGATATTGACGACCGGCCTTGGCTTTTCGATCTGGATTGCCCCAAGCTTCGGTTTCGGATTCTCCGGATCCCACACGACTTACCTCCCAGTACCATGTTTATGGTGTGAGCCTACGCCATGCCTCTATTTCTTCGCAGGAAAGCTTTTGTCTCTTCCGAAAGCTCCTGCACCCCTTGGTATTCGTCGAAGGCTTTAATCCACTCTTGGGTGACCCGAACGGCTCTCTCCCCCCGCCCCCTATCGGGGGGGGGAGAGCCGCGTTTCGAATACAGACTATGGTTATCTCTATAAATAGAGATAGAAGAATAAATACATTTTACTTGTGAGCCGAAACGTTCCACCCCCCCAAAAAGCCCGTCAAATGCCTTCTGAGCGGCGTCGATGAGGATCTTAAAAGTGGTCCCAAATTCGTTCGCACCCCACCGAATTAGGTTGTGAAAGTCGAGCTCTCTTAACGCATTGCGTATAGTGAGTCTTGCGCATCCCTCTGACCCGGCAAGTCGAAGTTGAGAGAAGTGGCCTTCCCCCTTTTTGACCCAGACTATCTTCCCCTCCCGCTTCGTGGGGCCGTCTTTAGGGTGCGCCATTGCCCGTAGCTGAAAGAAAATGAGTCTGGCCGTCCTTGTGAGCTCCCCGTTGTGAAGAACTCTTCTTTCGGCAGGCACGTAGCCTATTTGACTGTACGACATGAACGTATCCCCCCAATCCCATTGGTGAACTGCGTCAGTCGATTTTATGCTTTACATGACTAGGTGAGTTACGTAGTACAATGCTCACATAAATCGACGCCTAATCGATATGACAAGCCCGGTCAGACGAGATCGTCAAGATCTCTCTGACCGGCTTTCATTTTTTAGCAGACTTGACTCCAGAAAAAGTGGCCGCAAAGCACCCCGATGGCAAATGGGATGATAGGGTACTTCAGGCTGTTGGTGTAAACCACCCAAGAAATCGTGTTCGAGAACCCACCCTTGATCGCCGCATAAATGTCGTAGATGGCCAACAAAACGACGGCGAGGGCCATAATGGCGATGGTTAAGGTCACTTAACCAAATCTTACCCTATCCATTCAATGACTTAGCGCAGCAATATTAACTCGACATCTCTTATACAGCGCGTTATAATAGAATTGAATCGAGGAGGAGGGACGTATGAAGGCACTTAAACTTTTAGGGTTCGCTCTTTTAATTGCAGCCTGCGGCAAGGCGCCGATGGCCATCAACTCATCGGTCGCGACCACCTACGTTCCGCTCTTTGGGATTGGGTCTGGACAAGCCGAAAAGGACTTTATGGCGCGGCCACAGGTGATGGCTCTGTCGTACAACTATACGGCACCTGTGCTGCAAAACTACGGGGACGAGGAGATGGACCAGGACACGAACCCATACATGCTCTACGTGCTTCAGGACAACACGAACCAAAAAAAGCTCATCTCCTTGAACTGTAGCAATGACCCGACGGTGAATGCGGCGAACGCCTCGATCCCGGGCTACAAGGTTACAACGACCATCGTCACCATCGATGACGGGTACGGCTGCGACTTTTACATCGAAAGGACAGAGTAATGTGCGAAGAAATTTTATTAGCTTCACAGGTTTTGTTTCAACTCATCAAGTATGACGGATTACGACTCATCTCGATCCACGCAAAGCGTCCACTTGTGGAACTTGTTCTAACCACCTGGAACAGGCCCTACACAATAATTGGAGAAGAGGATGGACGAGTCTTACTTGAACGAAATAATGAAGTCGAAGGACAGTGACCTACGGCCCTACATTTCACGAGAAACCGCTTTGGAGCTCTTTACAGCGCTTAAGATGCTTCTTGAGCTTAAGCCGACCTGGGATGGCCCTACGGTGAAGTACGCGAAAGAGGTTCACGACAGGGCCCGGGACGAGATAATCAAGAACTCCAAAAAATAAGGCCCGGGTCATCGCAGTTGAGGATGCTCAGTACAACACCCTCTCAGCTCGCCGGGCCCTAAGTCGCAAGTTCTCTCGTAATCCACATAACCAGGAGATCCACTCTCCCCGTTACGGTCTCATCCACGATTGTCTTATTTTTTATCCAGGGAGTCTACGACATCCTGGATTTCTTTTTTGGCCTCTTCCGCCTGGTACTTCGCGGCAGGCTTCAAGGACCCCTTCACCCCGATCGTGGTGCCCTCCACCGAGAAGTCAGTGACAGGGACTGGCGGGAGCGGCTTGTCGTTGATGGTGTAGAAGGCCGCTTGGTTACCGATGTTGTTACAGGGGCGGCCCGTGCGGCCCGTGTAAGCTATCCGCATCCAGCCGTTCTCGCCCCATTTCGGACCCCAGCTGTTTCGCATGATCCAGTACTTACCCGTGTCGCTCCATCCAACGATGTTCACCATGTGGTTCACCTGTTGGTTCGAGCACGCATTGTAGATACCTGACTCGTACTGGGCGAACGCGTTGTCGGCACCGACTGTCACCGAGACCGGACCCGAGGAGAGGATCGCCTGTTGGATTTGCTTCACGGTGGGAACCGAACTCTCAGACCCCACGTAGTGCCACCCGATAATCCCGGCTGTAGGCGTCGAGGCTTTGCAGCGCTGCGTGCGCGCGACGTAGGGGTAGCTATCCCACGAAGGGGCCCCTTTTGGCGTCACGAAGTAAGTGGCAGCGTCAAACGTGCCACCGTTACAGCCAAGCTCATGGCCACAATCTACCAGGTACTGTTGGGAGAGCCGGCCAGGGTCTTTCCCGTACAGGGTCCAGACGTCCCTAAGGGTCGCCGTGAGGGAGAACGCCCAGCACGACCCGCACTGGCCTTGATCTTCTATCTGTGTGATTTTATTACGTAAATCGTATTCTGCCGGGATTGGAAGGTCCTCTCCTGGCGTCTGGTAATCCAGGTTTTGGCTTACCTTAGGGAAGCTCAAAAACCCGGTCTTGTACTTCACGGGCTTATCCGTGAAGTGGAAGGTCCAGCCTTCCGACTTCGCGCGTTCGGTGAAGTCGACGTTTGTCGCAAAAAGTGAGCCGCAAAACAGTAAAGCTAAAAGGAGTACTTTCATGGTGTGTCCCCCCAAAGTTTCTTTCATCGTACCACGGTAATGAGCTCAGCCCTTGACTGTCGTTAGACACGGGGCGTACAAGGTTTGGAATGATCGAAGGCTCTGAAAAAAAACTGCACCGGGACCGAAGACTCGCTTTTAGGCTCAACACTCTTGAGTACTGTCAGTTGATGGACTCTGCGAAAAAAATGGGTCTCGACGTTTCAAGCTACCTTCGTCACCTGATTCACACGCGCCCCTCCAAAAAAGAAAAGGTTAATCGTTAAACAATTTGCCTAAAGAAGCGGACCCCGCTTAAATCGTGGTTCTTGGGGGAACCGTGCGATTAGAAGCTGTCATCGTCTGCAAAAACTACTCTGACTTTTTGGCCGAAACTCTGCCTTTGAACGTGCAACACTTCGACGAAGTGGTCGTCATGACATCTCACGATGATGTGGAGACCCAAAAGCTTTGCGAACGCTTAAGTGTGGAACACGTAAAGACCGACTGTTTCTTGGATGACGGCGACACGTTCAACAAAGGCAACGCGATTAATCTTGGGATCTCGCACCTCCCCCGAAAAGGGTGGCTACTTCACCTGGACGCAGACATCGTCCTTCCCCACCGGTACCGGTACATGCTCGAGAAGACGGAGCTTAACCCGAAGAATATCTACGGGGCGGACCGCGTAAACGTGTACGGTTGGGAAGCTTGGTCTGCCTTGAAGCCGCGTCTCATACCCCATTACCAAGACCATTGGTTTGTGGATCCGGGTTTTTGCCACACGTGGATGGGAGCCACACCTTCTGGTCTTAAATTTGGCGCTAGAGTCATCCACAAGGAACAAGGGTGGGTGCCTATAGGTTACCACCAGCTTTGGCACGTGAGCGCCCCCTACCGCTATAACTACAAGCTTGGGAGTGCGGCAGGAGCAGACTGTTGGTTCCCGGCTCAGTGGCCACGGGAAAATCGAATTCTGATGCCTGAGGTCATTGTTTACCATTTGGATAGCGAGTTAGAGCACTTGAAGGGGAAAAACTGGAAGGGGCGTCAAAGCCGAAAGTTCGGCCCTTCTCAAACT